ATGAATCAGTATGAATTGACCTTCGACAAGAAAAAGGCCGGCATTTATGAGCTGGATAAGGCAGCAAAGGAAATTGGAAACATCCTGGGCGAGGCAGTAAAGGCTGCCCACGCTCAGCAGGGAATCACAAAGGAGGAATTTTGGAGAAATCTTTTCATTGTGACCGGCACCGGCTGGAGTGGAAAAGAAAATCGGTATACCAACGATCAGCCGCTGAAAGATCCCCGCTATGATGATCCCCAGCGGTGTCCTGACGATCCCTATCGGGAAATGGACCTGTATTTCTGGATCAAGTATTTGCTGGAAGGTGGATGCCGCGTGGTGAGCGAAGAAGGCGGCAACATTCGCTATGCGGAGGATAGCCTGAGCTTTTTCGATTTCTTTGGCCTGGACTGCTGCTATAAGGGAGATTATCCGGAACGCAGAAGTCTCAGCGGCGAATATCGAAACATCTTGAAAGCCCTAAAAACTGTGCGAAATTCCTATGTGGGACATGTGAGCAGCAAACATATTGAGGATGCCTCGTTAAAAACACTGAAGGGAGCGCTGGAAACATTGTTTGCGACCCTGGAGCCTATGTGCTGCAAAAACTGGGCGGGCAAGAAGTATGCCATTGCCCGGCGGGAATCCACCGATATTCTTTTCTATCGCAGTCTTCAGGAGGTTCCATATGCCATCAGTGAGGTGCTGTCCACAGTAAACCTGGAGCCTGAGCATGTGGACATGGAGCTATTCACAAAGGCGGGACTTCGAACCGAGGACGACATGATCTATCTAAACTGCGACCCCGTATATTTTGCAAATATTGTAAAATCTTTGATGCAGATAGAGGTGCCGGAGGAAATGTGGATCATGCAGCTTCGCCGGACCCAGGAGCGAACAGTGGATGAAAAGGCCCTGCTGGAGTTGTCGAACATCAACGAAGTGCCCCTCTCTGTAAAGGATCGCGCAATCAATGTTGCGGAAATGACACCGGAGGAACTGCTGCAGAAGGCGGAAAGCGGTGAGCTCAATGCGCAGCTTGCTTTGGCGGAATACTGTAAAAGTGTTCAGAAGGATCACGCATCTGCATTCCACTGGTGGAATCGTGCGGCGGAAAGGGGAAATGCTATGGCGCAGTATCAGGTGGGTCTGTGCTGGCTGCTGGGCAAAGGTGTCGCCAGAAATCCGGAGGAGGCTGTGACCTGGCTTCGGAAGGCGGTGGAGCAGGGAGATGCCCAGGCTCAGTATTTGCTTGGCGACTGCTATGCGGAGGGACGGGGTGTGACGAAGGACCCGGTGACTGCGGTATCCTGGCTCCAAAAATCTGCAGAGCAGGGCCATGGGATGGCCCAGTACAAAATGGGAGTTTGCTGTCAAAACGGGAATGGAACGGACAAGAATTTGTCTAAGGCTCTGAAGTGGTACCGTCTGGCAGCAGAGCAGGGAAACACTGCTGCACAGATCAAATTGGCACTTATGCTGGAGGATGGAACTTTGGGAGACAAAGACCTCCAGGCTGCGTTTGTCTGGTACCGCAAGGCTGCGGAGCAAAAATCCCATGCGGCGTTTTGGCATGTTGGCCGTTGCTATGCCGGTGGTATCGGCACAGAAAGCAACATGAAGGAGGCAGTTGTTTGGTACCGTAAGGCTGCCGAATGGGGACACGCTGATGCGCAGCATCAGTTGGGCCTCTGTTATTATAGGGGGACCGGGATCGAAAAGGACCTCCAAAATGCCTTCAGCTGGTTTCAGAAGGCGGCGCACAAAGGAAGTGTTCCTGCGCAGTTTTGTCTGGCGTGGTGCTATGAGGCCGGGCTTGGTACACAGCAGGATTATGAAAGAGCTGCCAATTGGTACAAGGAAGCGGCAGAACAGGGAAATGCCAGCGCTCAGAACAACCTCGGCGTGCTGTATGAATACGCCAAAGGCGTCCCCAGGAGCTATGAAAAAGCGGTCTACTGGTATCAGCAGGGCGCAAATAACGGATGCGATACTGCAAAGTTCCATTTGGCAGGCTGTTACCAATTGGGAAATGGTGTCCCTCAAAGTATTGAGGACGCGATCTATTGGACCAAGAAGGCCATGGAAAGCAAAAATGCCGAACTGGTCAAAAAGGCACAGGAGCGGTATGAGCGTCTGATCAGGCAGCGGGCTAAAAATGGATAAGGAGACGGTGAAATGCAGTGCACAGGAATCATGAAAACAACACATATAGGAAAGGGGATACTTATGGAATATGGAAAGATACGGAAGCTTTGGGCGGTGACGGCTGTGGCTTTATTGATCAGCCTGGCGGGGTGCGCCACCGGGAGCGATCCGGCTCAGCCGGATCTGTCGGCCACGGCAGCTACTACGGAAGAAACAGCCGCACAGCCGGAGCATACACAACCGACCCAGGGCGCGCCCGCGGAAACCCTTCCCCCGGTCACAGCTGCGCCAACTGCGCCGCCGGAAACGGAGCCGGCGGTCACTGAATCTCCTGCCACAGAGCCTGCGGTGACGGAACCGAAAGCCACAGAACCTCCTGTCACAGCGCCTCCGGCGACTCAGCCGCCGGAGACGCAACCGGCGCCCACAACGCCCCAGGCAACGGAGCCGGTACAGGTGGAATATGAATCGGGCAATCATTATGTCCATATCCTCAATTACACTCCTGGGCCGGAGGAGCACGGGCATGTTTATTGGTGCAGCGAAGGGACGGGGAAATTCTACAAGGGGGAGTATACCTTTGATGTGGATTACAAGACCATTACCTATGATATTTGGTGCAGTTGGGGTCCGGTGGTGCAAATGGCGTTCCGCACTTCTCAGACTTGCAGCTGCAGCACGGATCACAAGATGACCCCGGAGGAGGCCTACTACTTTAACCGCATCACGGAGTATGAAAACTACACCTGCGGGTTTGAAAACCATTATTGCGCCAGTCAAGGCGGCCATGACCGTCTGATGCGGGAAATTGCAGATGGCTGCTATTTTTGCGGAAGGAGTGATTGTGTCAGCTTTTATGCCAGAAATGAACAGGGACTGACCCAGCAGGATAAATATCTTTGCGCGGAATATGATGTCTATCGGGACCCGTGGTTCTACTGTCAGATATGCAATATGCCCACCTGGCAGACCATTCAGGATGTGACCAAGTGTTGTTTCGGTTATGTCCATGACACAAACTGCCATTACTGCGGTCTGTGGGTGGGAGCTGAGGACTGCCACACCTGCAAGCAGGAGGATATTGACGCTTTTCAGGGAGGTTGATCCAAACCACCCATTGAAATTCTTACATCCCGGCGCTATAATATCTATAAATTTGACATATATGGAGGCAACATGGAAAGAGAGAAATTGATCGCCACCGTGACTGCGGCACAGGCCGGTGACAGCGATGCGCTGAACGAACTGTTCAACGCCTTTTATAACGATGTTTATTACTTTGCCCTGAAGACTGTGAAGGATGACGACCTTGCCTGCGACATCACCCAGGAGACCTTTGTGGAGATCATCAATACCATTGGGGATCTCCATGAGCCGGCGGCCTTTGTCAAATGGATGAAACAAATTACATATCACCAATGCACCCGCTACTTCAAGAAAAAGAAGGATGTGCTGGTGGATGAGGACGAAGAGGGCAACACCATTTTTGATACGCTGAAAGAGGAGAAGGCGGAATTTATTCCCGACGAGGCTCTGGACCAGCAGGATCTCAAGGAGACCATCCTGGAGATGCTGGATGCCCTTTCGGAGGAACAGCGTGCTGCGACGTTGCTGTATTACTACGATGAATTGTCTGTGGGACAGATCGCGCAGATCCAGAACGTATCCGAGGGAACGGTGAAAAGCCGGTTGAATTATGCCCGGAAGTCCATCAGGAATTCCGTGGAGAGCTACGAAAAGAAGAACGGTGTCAAGCTCCACTGCGCCGGCGTTCTGCCTCTGCTGCTGTGGCTGCTGCGGCAGACCGGAAAGGAGACCATGCCGGCCGCCGCGGCCCAAACGGTGGCGGGTGGCGTTACTGCCGCGACGGGCGTTACGGTTTCCGTGGCGGCTTCTGCCGGGGGTGCTGCTGTGGCTACCGCAACGGCTGCTGCCGTTGCCACCGCTTCCGGTGTTGGACTTGCAGCCAAGATCGCTGCGATTCCGGTGATCACAAAGGTGATCGCCGGTGTGGTTGCCGGTGCCCTTGTGCTGGGCGGGGTTGGCTTGGCGGTGCTGCCGGAAAAGGAGTCTGCTCCTACCGAAAATGCAACGCAGGCAACAACAGAGCCGATGGATACCGGTTCCACAAACGAACAAACTGAGGTTGCCGGCGAGGTGATCCCGGCAGGCTGCAAGTACATCATGGGAGGCGGGACAGAACTGCAGGCGGGAGAGTATATGCCGAGGGTCCCCGGAAAAGACGATGCGTTTGTAACGGCAGACTACAAATATTTCTTCTCTGGTGCAGGTTGGGAATCCTATGTACTGGATAAAAGCAAAACGGAATATGAGCCGTTGCTGGCTACGATCAACGGGTATCCGCTAAAAGAGGTTTCCTTTGCAGATTGTGAAAACATGATATCTGCGCCTATCCTTCCGGATACTGTAAGAGACCTGTTCAATGCATTTAATGACTGCTCTTCTATGGTTGCAGCACCGGAGCTTCCTGCAGGAGTAACAGATCTTGCAATGACATTCCAAGGATGCAGTTCTTTAAAAACAGCACCTGCGATTCCGCAAGGTGTTACAGACCTGAGTTTTACCTTTGAAGATTGTACTTCTTTGGAAGTTGCTCCTATCATTCCGGAGGGTGTTACTGATATGCTCTATACATTTTCTGGATGCACTTCTTTGACTGCTGCACCGGTCATTCCGGAGGGTGTTACAGATTTGTCATACACATTTCGGGGCTGCACTTCTTTGACAGCTGCTCCTGTCATTCCGGAGAGTGTCGCCTATATGGATAGCACCTTCTATGGTTGCACTTCCTTAACGGGGATCGTTGAGATCAATGCTATCCTGGCTCCGTGCGTCGAAAATTGTAATACTGATGCGATATCCTGCATGTATTGCCATGAGAATGAAAATAACTGCGTGGACTGCTGGAATTGCATGGCATACCGCGAATGTTTCTATGACACAGAAGCACCCATCACACTGACAGGAAGCTATGAGAGCCTGGCGGCAATGGCTTCCACCGGCAATAATGGTAATGTGAAGCTGGAGGCGGATACGGTATATACGGAAGCGGATGCTGCCCAAAGTCTCCAGATCGGAGAGTCCTGGATCAATAATACGCCGGAGGATGGTGAGGCGACACAGATCGGACGTGTCTATGTGATCTCTAAGGCTCAAAAACCCATTTGCCGCACCAGCTCTGTGGAGGTTGTCGGCGCATCGCTAAATGATGTGCCCAGCGCGGTTTATCAGACTGATACGGCGGAAAAGGCCCAGGCGCTTTTGGAAAAATACGGAGTTGCGGGCATGGTGGAGACGGAACCGCTTATGATCACACTGATTGAAAATCAGCTGGCAGCAGGAGCGCAGCCTGTTAATTTTGTGGTCGTGCTGCGAACCACCCTGGAAAACGGACAGGTTTTTGATTTGCGCTTTCGGGAGGATCGTCTCCAATTTGGCACAGGCGGTCTTCTTACAGATTGTAAAGCGGAGGATTTTCAGTAATATAAAATATCCCGGCTGCATCGCAGCCGGGATGTTCTTTTAGTAGCCCAGGGGGTTTTCATCTAGGTTCACGGGGCTTGTGATGATACAGCAGTACCACCAGCCGTTATTGAGGGTTACGCCGATGGACATATAGCTGTTTTTGTCTGCTCCTACATAGTTCCAGTGCTGAGGACTGTTGGAGACGCCGTCGGCAAGGCAGCGGGCCACTTCCTCGGCGGTTTTGCCATAGCCGTTGCCTACGGCCTCGCCGCCGTAGACCTGATAGTAAGGCTCGCCCTCCAGGCCGTAAAGGGCAGGATCGATGTAGCGCCCATATTGCAATTCAGTAGCGGCGGCAATGCTGTCGGCATAGCTGTGCTCCACCTTTTCCTTGGCGGCCATTTGCTCGCTTCTTTTCTTGGCATAAAGGGTGCAGCCGGGCATTTCCACGGCGGTGCAAGCGCCTTGGCTGTTGCGGATCTCATTGATATATTGCAGTGTCAGTCGGGCGATCTCCTGCCAATCATCGTTGGTCAGCTTTTTTTCCAGTTTCGGGATCGCAGAGATTTCCCTTGCACCGCAGCGGGTGCAGAGATAATAGCCTTCGCCCTCCTGCGTGTCCGTGGGCTCTCTTGAAACGATCCAACTGTCCCAGATGTGCCCAAGAAACATGATGGTATCTGTATAGGATTCTCCGCAGGTGCAGGTATAGATCTTCGTGCCCTCTTCCATGCAGGTGGGCTCCTTGCCACCGGTTTGCCGATACTGATGTACATGGGGTTGGGTTTCCGGGACAGTTTCGGAGATCGTTTCCGGAGGGTCTGTAACCGGAGGGACCGTAACCGAAGGCTGCGTGGGAGCAGGTGTTGGTGGATCCGTTTGGACTGCTTCGGTGGGTGCATCTGTATGCTCCGGTGGCGAGGTTTCTGCCGGTCTGCTGAGGACCGCGGGGGGTGCTGGCGATGGTTCTGACAAGGCTTGTTTTTCGGCATCGCAGCCGGCCAAGCACATAAGGCTCAGAAACAAACAGCCGATGATTCTCCGTTTTGTGGTGTTTTTCGTGGTTATTCCCATATGCAAACGCTCCTTTTTATTTTCGGGCAGGTGCCCCTCTGATCACAAGGGGGAATGGGAATGGAAATCGGTTTTATAAAAAATCCGAGGATGCGATTGCATCCTCGGTTCACTTTATTTGTTGTTAATGGCGTTGAAAAGCTTTAAGGTGTCCTCATAGCGGCTGGGGCTGTCGCCGTTGCCGAAGATGCCGATGAGCACATAACCGCCCTCTACCTCAAAGGCAGACAGCAGGCAATGGCCGGCATGGCTGGTGTAGCCGGTTTTCAGGCCAATGACAGCGGCATTGTAGTAAGAGGGGGTGTAGCGGTACTCGTGGAGCATCCGGTTGCCGTTGATCCAAAGAAGCTCCTTGCCGTTATTCAGAAGGGTTCCTCTATGGACGGCGGTGCCGGCTACTTCCATGATCAAGGGAGTTTCCAGGCACAGCTTTCCAATGGCGGCCATATCCCGCAGGGAGGAATAATGCTCCGGATGGTGATAGCCGTCGGGTGTAACAAAGTGAGAGCCAGTGAGACCCAGGATCTGAGCCTGGGTATTCATTTCTTCCACAAACAGTTCCATATAGGTGGTTTCCGGCTGATTGGAGGTGCCGGCAATGATCTTGCCCACTTCCACAGCCACAACCCGGGCGGCATCGTTACCGCTGGGCAGGAGCATACCGTAGATAAAGTCCTTGACCGTCATCTTATCCCGCAGGGAGAGGTTGGCGGTGGAGGAATCAGAGGGGACGGTTTCCAGGATCTTGCCCACGGTGATTGTGGCATCGGGGTCCAGATACTGGAGGGCCACATAGGCGGTGAAGAGCTTAGTGACACTGGCTATGTATAAGTTGGCATCAGGATCGCCCCGGGTGAAGAGAAAAGCATCGGAGCGGCAGTCAAAAACAAATGCGTTGGGGGAGTAGATATGAGGAATCTCGGACATGGGAGGGTCCGTAGGTTCCGGGGTGGGCTCCGGCGTGGGTTCCGGTGTAGGCTCCGGGGTTGGTTCGGGTGTGGGTGCCGGCGTTTCCGAAGGGAAAGATGACAGCTGGGAGTCGTCGCCGGGCTCGGCCGGACTGGAGGTGGGGAAGGACATACCCATGACCAGGATCAGGACGAGGAATATAATGATGATGCTGATCGGAGTATGGTGCCTGCGCATGGAGAATCCCCCTACCGAATTTCTTGTCGAATATTATGGAAACATTATAACATTCTTTTTAGAAATGTCAACAAATTGAGATTTTTTTGGAAGTTGCACGAAGCGGGGCAACTTCCTTTGTTTTTTGCAGTATGGGTGAAAGGGAGGGAGGATATGAGCGGAAAGCAGGGACAACGGGAGCTGCAGGGACGGATCCGCACGGGGAAGCTCACCCGGGAGGATGTTGCCCGGCGGTTGGCAGAGTTGGCCTTCGGACGGGCCAATGACTGCGTGAAGCTGGTACTGGATGAAAATGCGGAAGTGGACGGCTTGGATCTGAGCCTGCTCACGGAGCTGAAGCGCAATGACAAGGGAACGCTGGAGGTGCGTCTGGTTGACAGGCTTCGGGCCTTGGAACAGCTGGCGGCTTTGGCCCAGGGACAGGGAACGGATCTGGAATCTTTTTTACAGGCTCTTCAGGGCGGTGAGGCCGGATGAATTACCGAAGCTTTTCGGATAAGCAGCGGAAAGTACTTACTTGGTGGATGCCGGGGAATCCGGATCATGGAAAGGAAGCCATTGTTTGCGATGGGGCGGTGCGGTCGGGAAAGACCTTAGCCATGGGACTGTCCTTTTTTCTGTGGGCCATGGTTTCCTTTGATGGGATGCGATTTGGCGTTTGTGGAAAAACGATTTCTTCCCTGCGGAGAAATGTACTGTCGGAAATTCTTCCCCGATTGGAGGGGATGGGCGCAGTGTGGAAGGAGAAGCGCACCGAAAACCGGGTGACGGTGACATTTATGGGACACCGGAATCAGTTTTACATTTTTGGCGGTCGGGATGAGAGCTCCGCCAGCCTGATTCAGGGCATTACCTTTGCGGGCGTGCTGCTGGATGAGGTGGCGCTGATGCCCAAGTCCTTTGTGGAGCAGGCCTGCGCCCGGTGCTCCGTGGACGGTAGCCGGCTGTGGTTTAACTGCAACCCGGCGGGGCCCAATCATTGGTTTTACAAGGATTGGATATTGGACGGGGAAAAACGGGGCTGTCTGCGGCTGCATTTTACCATGGAGGACAATCCGTCCCTCACTCCGGCCATTCGACAGCGATATGAGCGGCTTTATTCCGGGGTATTCTACCGTCGGTTTGTCCGGGGGGAATGGGCCCAGGCGGAGGGCCGGGTCTATGACTTTTTTGAGCCGGAAATGGTGAGGCCCGTACCTGGAGGGCCCTTTGAGAAGTGGTATATTTCCTGCGACTACGGAACGGTGAATCCCACATCCATGGGCCTTTGGGGATTACAAAAGGGTGTGTGGTACCGGGTGAAGGAGTTTTATTTCGATTCCCGGGCGGCCCAGCGGCAGATGACGGACGAGGAATATGCTGAGGCCTTGACAAAGCTTGCCGGGGAGCGGCCTATTACAGAGGTGATCATCGACCCGTCGGCGGCCAGCTTTATGGAGACCTTGCGCCGCCATGGATGGCGGGTGCGGAAGGCGGACAATGATGTACTCAGCGGTATTCGGCTGACGGCGGATTGTTTGAAAACGGGGAAAATGGTGATTTGCCACGGCTGCAACGACCTGATTCGGGAGATGGATGCGTATGTTTGGGACTTGAGCTGCGCATCCGGGGATCGGGTTAAAAAAGAGTATGACCACGCCATGGATGAGATGCGTTATTTTGCATCCACGGTATTGGGCAGAAAAACCGGCGGGTTTGCGGCGTGTGCCGTGGAACGGCGGAAATAAGGAAAGGAGCAAAAAAATGAAGAAGAAAAAACAGGACGCCCCCCTGGCGGCGGCAGCCTGCCAGCTGCGGGGCGGACAAACCCATCCTTTTGGGGCGCTGCGGGGGTTTATTCCTCTGGGCACCGGGGAGGAGCAGGTGTACCGTCAGCTGCGGGAAGCCATCCCCGTGCTGGATGCGGCGGTGGGGAAGCTGGTTCGGCTGTCCGGCGGATTTCGCGTAAAGTGCAGAAACGGGGAGAGTCAGAAAAAGCTGGAAGCCTTTCTGCGAAGTGTCCCCTGCGGCCGGGGTCAGGTGGGCATGGACAGTTTTTTGACCGGTTTTATGGACAGTCTGCTGGTGTATGGACGGTCTGTGGGAGAAATGGTTGTTGACCGGGGGCACTTGAAAGCGGTTTGCTGGGGAGATGTGACGGGATTGCAGGTGGTGGAAGGGGACAACCCTCTGGATGTGGAAATTTGGGGCCCCAACAGCAAGGGCCACATGGGGCCGCTTCCTTATCAGCATCTTCTTCTGTTTACCACATTGAATCCCGAGGCGGCGCACCCTTATGGCGTCAGCTTGTTCCGGGGGATGCCGTTTTTGGCGGACATTCTCATGAAGATCTATGCCACCCTTGGCAGCAACTGGGAACGGGCCGGGAATGTGCGGTACAGCGTGATTTGCAAGGGAAATGAAAATATGGATCCGGCGACGGTGGCAGAACGGGGCAAGCAGGTAGCTCAGAAATGGAGCCGGGCCATGGAGGATGCCAAGACCGGAACGGTGCGGGATTTTGTAGCTGTGGGCGATGTGGAGATCAAGGTCATTGGCGGCGAGGCGCCGATTTTGGATTCTCAGGTGCCGGTGCGGCAGATTTTGGAGCAGCTGGTGGCGAAAACCGGGCTTCCGCCCTTCCTTTTGGGTCTGAACTGGAGTACGACGGAGCGTATGAGCACCCAGCAGGCGGATATTTTGACATCGGAACTTTGGGCACTGCGTCGGACAGTGGAGCCGGTGGTGCACAAAATCTGCAAGACATATCTGGCCATGGAGGGCATGGATGACCGAGTGGAAATTGAGTGGAATGACATCAGTTTGCAGGATATCACTGAGGAGGCCCGGGCGGAGCTGTACAAGGCCCAGGCTGCGAAATATCAGGCAGAAGCAACAGGGAAATAAGGAGGTAAACAATGGAAATTCGAAAGGGAACACAAGTGGCGGCAGCCGGTGTGGCCACCCCGGCGCAGCTGGAGGCGATCAACGCCCAGGCAAAGGCAAAAATGACCGCGGAGCAGGTGTATGTTTTTTCTCTGCGGTTGTGCGATGACCAAATCGACCGGGATCTGGAGCGGTTTGACACGGCAGCTCTGCCGGCTTTAGCCAAGCTGTTTTTGGGCAAGACTGGGATCGCGGATCACAAATGGTCCACCGACGGCCAGGTGGCCCGGATCTTTGAGACCCAGGTGGTGAAGGAAGAGGATGTGAGCTACATCAAGGCCTGGGCCTATATTCGCCGCAGCAGTCACAGTGAAGAGCTGATCGAGGATATCGAGGCAGGCATCAAGAAGGAAATTTCCGTGGGCTGCGCCATGGGACAGGCTGTTTGCTCTGTGTGCGGCGGGGAATACGGCACCTGCGGCCATCAGAAGGGGGAGCATTATGACGGGCAGCTGTGCTGTGTGATCTTGAAGGAGCCTATGGATGCCTATGAATTTTCCTTTGTGGCAGTACCGGCCCAGAGAGAGGCCGGCGTCATCAAGGGGCTGGGCAGCGGAAAGCGGTGTCTGAAGGAGCTGGCGGAGGAATTTGGTGTTCAGAGTGAGTACCGGGCATTGCTGAAGCAGGCGAAACTGGGCCAGCAGTATGAAAAGCTGCTGCAGGATGAAGTGGTGCGGCTGTGTCTGAGTTTAGACTTGGGCTTGGAGGAGCCGGTGGCCAGGGCTATTGCCCAAAAGGTGGGTGCTGAGGAGCTGCAGCATTTGAAGGCGGCTCTGGAGCAGCGCATGGAAGACTATTATCCGGTGCAGACGCAGCTGCGCACTGTTCGCCCGGCGGACAAGGTGGAAAGCGGATTTTTGATTTAGGGATTATCGGATTTTCCGGTGACCATATAAAATTTTAGGAGGAAAACAAAAATGGGTTATGACAATCTGAAACTGGAAAAGGGTATGTATCGCCAGGAAGGCAAGAATTTTACCCAGGTGCTGGAGTCCCTGGACCCCAGTGAAAACTATCGTGGAACTGCTTTGGAGGGCACCGATGCCTTTCAGCGGCAGCTGAAGCGCTTTGGCATCCGCGCCAAGGGTGCAGGCTCTTCTTCTGTGGAGAAGTTTTTCCGCACCAGCGACTCTGCCGTGCTGTTCCCCGAGTACATCGCCAGAACGGTACGCCAGGGCATGGAGGAGAATGACATCCTTCCCGACATCGTGGCAACCACCACCGTGATCGATTCTCTGGATTACCGCTCCATCTATTCCAATCCCACGGATGATGCAAAGTCTCTGCAGGAAGTGGCTGAGGGAACTGCCATCCCCGAGACGGAGGTAAGCACCAAGGAGCATTTGATCAGCCTGACCAAGCGGGGCAGAATGCTGGTGGCTTCCTACGAAGCACTGCGCTTCCAGAAGCTGGACCTGTTCGGTGTGATGCTGCGTCAGATCGGCGCCTACATTCAGCAGCAGCAGCTGGCTGATGCGGTGAAGGTGATCATGAACGGGGACGGCAATGATAACGCCGCTGTTCAGTACGCTGTGGGCACCAGTCCCATTTCCGGCACCAGCGGCACACTGAATTACGACCAGATGGTGGAATTTTGGGGCCAGTTTGATCCCTACACCATGAACACTATGCTCTGCTCCAGCGCGACCATGACTGCCATGCTGAAGATCCCCGAGCTGCAGAACCCTCTGACCGGCCTGAACTTCCAGGGCACCGGCAAGCTGACCACTCCTCTGGGTGCCAAGCTGCATCGTACCTCTGCTGTCAATGACGGCGTAATCATCGGTCTGGATAACCGCTATGCTCTGGAGCTGGTGCGCGCCGGCGATGTTCTGGTGGAATATGACAAGCTCATTGACCGTCAGCTGGAGCGGGCAGCCATTACCTCTATCTCCGGCTTTGGCAAGATCTGTGACGGTGCAGCCGCCGTCTTGAATGTATGAGTCTGTGGGAGCAGATTTATGCCCAGGCGCAGCTGCTGACCCAGGATGCCCAGGAAAAGGAGCTTCCCATGCTGGAGATTCTGTGCCGCAGCGCGGAAAATTCCCTGCGTGGGAAGCTCCGGGACGGCATCACCCCGGAGGATTGTAAGGCGGATTTTGTGGCATCGGCCAGTTTGTATGCATTGGCGGCCATGTCCGAGCTGGATGAGGTGGCTCAGATGGACCAGCTGAAACTGGGCGATTTGACCCTGCGCCGGGAGAGTCCTGATGCGGCGGCCTGTTGCCTGCGGTATCAGGCGGATATGATCATGCAGCCTTATGTGAAGGATACATTTGCCTTTATGGGGGTGTGA